CCTAATTTATATCTATCAGATACAGAAATATTATTAATAATAGTGACTGGTGCATTTTTAACATCTTTTGATTTTAAGATTGTTAATTTTGTAACACCATCAATTATATCATACTTACTTCTGTTAATGCTTTTTTTATCAGGTGTTAATACTAAAGATAATCCGTCAAGACAAAATCCTCTTGCGTTTATATCTTTTTCAATAGCTTGTTTTGCTGGATTGTTACCATCTCTAACGATTTGTTCCATATAACTTGGTATGTTAATGTCCTCAATTTTAACAAGTTTTTTTTCAATTCCTTGTTTTTTAAATTTGTATATGTGTGGAAATCGTTCTTCGGTTTCGTTTACTTTTTGATAGTTTTTAAGGTCTTCAGAGGTAAAACTATAACCCTCGTTTATTTTTATATTTAACATTGTAATACTCCTATTTGAGTTTTGTTAGATTGATTTGCTTTGAAATTTCTAACAGTTCTATTTATACAACAAGGGCGCCGAAGCGCCCTCATTAATTTTTTGCTTAATTATAATTAAGCTGAGTATGCGACTTGTTTGCCGAATACTTTGTTGATACCTGCAGCGATAATCGCTTTAGATGGTGTACCAACTCTGTAAGAAACACCCTTAGATGATCTATTTTCGTAAATCATCATACCTTCGTTTCTTAATTTTCCAACCATTGCAGCTGGAGATTTCAGATCAAATTTGTTCCTTAGAGTTTTCCAAGTAACATCAGCACCTGTATTGAATAGGTTTCTGATCTTTGCTGTTTTTGATAGTGCTTGTCTACCCATGATGTAGTTCTCCTTTTTCACTAAGTTTAAGAAATTTAACATGTGTTACCTTTCTCTTATGTTTATACAAGTATCAAGATAACACATATTAGGGGTTATTGTCAAGGGTTATTTTTTCCTTGATTTTCCTATGCGTTTGCAAGTTTCTCAAAATATGACAGAGTATCATCTGTTGATTCTGCCGATTCAGTCTTCGTTTCTTTGGTATCCGACTTCTCAACTTCATCAATAGTTTCTGCGACATTACCGACCACAGTTTTACCACTTAAAACAATGTCGAGTCTAGTTTTTAGTTCGTCATATGATTTAAAGTTATCTGCAGCTGTAAACTCTTTGAGAGGATATGCTTTTTGACATACTGCTTCGATTTTTGCCTCATCCTCAAATAGTTTAGAAGATGACTCAAAATCCGATGTATCATAGTTCCAAAAACCAGCAACCTTTCTAATCTTCAACTTGAAGTTAGCACCACTAAATGGGTCAAATGGATTTACAGGTTGTTCATCTTGAAACTCTGGTTGCATCGCAGCCAAAAGTTTATCATATATTTTCTTACCATATCTGAATAAGAAAACCTTACCTTCATTCTCTGGGTGTTTAGGGTCTGTTACTACATAAACGTTAGAGTAGTATTGTAACTTTCTCTTTTGTTTTCTAGCAATTTCTTTATCAGACTCAGCACCTGTATTCCAAAGAGCCGTATTATATTCTGATACGGGGTCTTTCTGTCCAACAGTAGTTAGTGAGTTTTCAATGTACCACTGACCAGTAGGTCCTTGAAATGCATGAGAATAAACTTTTGCCCATGGTAATTCTTCACCATGAACAGCTGGTAAGAAACGAAGTACAGCATAACCATTGCCAGATTTATCTAACTCTGGTTTCCATAGTCTCTCGTCTGTATATGATTTTTTCTCTTGTGGTTGATTTTCTTTAGTAACCGCACCAAGCAATTTATCTAAAGAATTATTTTTACGTATGTTGTCTAATGACATTTTATTTCTCCTTATGTAAACGTATGTTATCGTATGTTAATTTGTATTATTATTTATACAAGTTAATAGTGCCATTCTACACCTTTCCTTGTCTATTGTCAAGAACTTTTTATAGTTATTCATAAGATTTTTTATGTCTGTCCATATCAAGTCTTCTTGCCAATTCTTTTGATATTGAACTAAGTCGTCCAATATAATCATTGTTTCCAATGAAACTCTTTTACCTAGATACTCTCTTAATAATAATGGATGAGTATCTTTCCACTCAAATAATTCCTCAAACTTATCAGCGTATGGTTCTATCTCGTTCTTAAAAGTGTATGTGAGAGACTCGGTTCTCTTCTTCCATTCTGTATAATATTCGTCCTCATACTTACCTACCCATCCACCTTTGACAATTACATAGTTTGCTATGAAATAGTTCTCTATTTCTTTTTTAGTCTTTAGTTTTCTAGCTAGTCTTGCAAAGAAAAACCTATCTTTTCTTTTGTAAAAACTATCTCTCTTTATCTTGGTCTTACCAGCAAACTTATGGTAATCATACTTGTTTTTAGAAAAGTGAGCTTTGATTGCACAATATGTTAGATATACATCTGCCGCATCCATTATATTGGTAACTTACCAACTCCACTATCACTTTTAATTAATTTAAGAGTTGAAGCATCTGCTTCTATTTTTTGTTTCAACGCTTTTGTAATTAATTTTGTTACTGTTTCAATTTCCATTTTATTTTTATCACAATATAACAGTACTGAGTCTAAGTGATTTAAATTATTTTCACTAGAAATTTTTTCTATCTCTAATGAAAATTTTTTAGGAGTTAGTTTTGTAAGCATCAAGAGTTCTCTGAAATTTACCTGCGTGAGATTTTTCAGCTTTTGCTAGTGTCTCAAACCAGTCACCAATTTCATCAAAACCTTCTTCTCTAGCTGTTCTTGCCATACCAGGATACATGTCTGTATATTCATGTGTTTCACCATGTATTGCAGATTTTAAATTGGCTTCTGTTTCGCCCATTGGTTCACCAGTTGCTGGATCACCGACCTCTTCCAAATATTCTAAATGTCCATGTGCGTGACCAGTTTCACCTTCTGCCGTGCTTCTAAATACTGCCGCAACATCTGGTGCGCCTTCTACATCTGCTTTTTGTGCAAAATAAAGATATCTTCTATTTGCTTGACTTTCACCTGAAAATGCATCTTTCAAGTTTTGTGCTGTTTTAGTTCCTTTTAAACTCATAATATTTCCTTTTTTTATATTAAAATGGCAAGTTTCTGTTGCCAGGTACTTGCCAACCCCGACAGGGTTAACCGCTAGGTTTAAGCTGCCATTGCAAAATTATTGTTTGCACTTATGGTTGTGAATCCTCAGCAAAGATACTCGTCAGTAGTCGAAACCTATTTCACCCCCTAAATCGAGGTTATCTAGGTTTGGTGGAGGTGTAGGGTATCGCACCCTAGTCCTTACTGCTTTTCTACAAAGCTTCACCGAATTCAAATATATTTATACCACGATTAACCTTGATTTGTCAAGGGTTAATTTTATAATTCTTTGATTAAATTGATTGATATAGAATTAGTTTCTTGACCATGCTCTAGTATTTGAAATCCTTTACCAGTTGCTAATATACATGCCATATTGTATTGACTATGCCATTCAAATACTGTAAATGTTCCATTATTAAAGTTAACAGCTGTAAAAATTATTACACTAGTTTTTTCACCATCAGGTTTAACTAGTTGACCAGCACCCATAAATGCTCTGTATTCTTCTCTAAGTTCTAATATAGTGATGAAGGCATCACCATTCTGACAAAGTGTTGGTTTTTGTACAAAAAAAGGATTAGGACCTGGTGGTACAGTTTTTTCAATCTCTGGTTTAATACCTTCAGACCAATCAGTTTCAGGTGCTTCATTTGCGTATGCACTATTAAATAATAATACACTAACCAGTAGGGTTAATATCTGCAAAAATCGGTTCATTAACATTTTCTTTCTGAAAGTCTGATACAATTTCATCTATTATAGGAACATACTCTTTCTTGTCCTTAACAAACTCTTGTACCACACCATCCTCTGTTACGACCAAAATCACAATCTGATCGATTGATTGAGCAGTACGCTCTTCAAACATTTCAGCATATGCTGACGCCTGAATGTAGTAGTTTTGATTATATTCCTCTTTACGTTCCTTTGCTGAGGTTTTGAAGTCAATAACTGATAAGACACCATCGTATTCGGCAATGCAATCAACTCTACCTGCTAATTTGTATTTATCAGAATACAAAGCTATTTCTTGAGCCCGAATGTTGTCAATCTTGCATAGAACCTTTGTGCTTAATTGTTGGAACAAACAATAAGGTAAGAAATCCTTTTTATGCTTGTCTATATCAAAATTATTATTAAGATAGTCTTCACACATATGGTGAACCTTGGTACCTCTTGACGCAGCAGTTCTTGATATATAGTTTGCTACATCTTCACCAACTCGTTTACGCCACTCAAACAAACCTTTTTTGTTTCGTGTAGATAATACGGTAGTTATAGATGGGTACTTGTTACCATCTGGTGTTACATAATATCTTTTCTTATCAATAGTTTCTGTTACCAACTCTGGTAACGTCACAGGTACATGTTTAAACAATTCCTATTACCCTCATTCTATCACATAGACGTTCAGCTCTATTAGTAACTTGTCGATACCAACCTGAGTCTTCCATCTGATTTGCAGCTTCTTCCCAATTTTGCTCATCTACAGCTGCTTTCATTTTTTTAAATTTGCTTAATCTAGGACGACCCATATTAAACATCATATTTGCTATTATTTGTTTTGCTTCTTCTGGTAGTGTATCAAAGTTAGGATAGAGAATTTTACACTCATCTATCATAACTTGACAATCTTTATCAAATAATTCGTTTACTCTTTCCTCAGATACAGGTGTTCCTACTGGTTGACCATATTCTGGGTCTGATTCTAAAATCAAATGTCCTATACCACAAGTTGGGTAACCCAAATGATCTTTATATATTTCGTATTTTACTCCCTCGTCTATTGCGAGTTGCTCTCTTAATTTTACTATATCCATTATTGCTCCATACCAAGACCTAGTTTGGTCTTCTCTATTAAATACTCTCTAATGAAACCAGATCGTACAATATCTGCGATTGTATATTCTGTCACATTAAAAGACTTCATGTTTTCTACAATTCTTAAAAAATCATGTAGACCATTTCTTTCGTTTGTTCTAATCAAGTCTGTCTGAAAAAAATCACCAGCAAATGCTATTTTAGAATTTTGACCTACCCGTGTTATGATAGTATCTAGTTCATGAAAGTTTAGATTTTGACACTCATCCACAATTATTATAGAGTTATCAAATGTCAATCCACGTAAAAATGAAGTTGACATAAAGTACATTGAACCTTGATTAATCAATCTATCATATAACATATTAAAAGCTTGTTCGTTAGGTTGTTGAAACATAAACTGAACCATGTTTCTATATGGTATTTGATATAATGCTGATTTATCTTCTTCGTCACCAGGTAAGAATCCTATCTCTCTGGTTGGAATAAGTGATCTAACCAATACAACTTTATCGTATTGTGATTTAATGTTTAAAACATCTTGAAATGCTTTGTAAAGTAAAACAAACGTTTTACCTGTTCCAGCTGCACCAAATACAAATTGGTGTTTACCTTCATCCCAAGATTTAAAGACTTGCTCTTGGTTGTCGCCAATAGGCTTCAACTTAAGCATATCCTCTAATCTAACATCTGTTTTATTTTTCGACATATTTCTTTGTATCTTCTTTTACAAAGTATTTATCTATCATTGACAATAGGTCATCATAATCTGCAATAATTCTAACTTCTTTTTCTATGGTTTCAATAACGTCTGGGTGCTCTGCAATACCCATAGGTTTTTGTAACAATACTTCTACGTTAGCAACATGTTTATCTATGTGACCTTTTGCATGAGATTGAAATGCTTTTATTAGTTCATTCCTCATTTTATTAGTCCTCGCTTTCTTAATATACTTTTTGCTTTTAGTTTACCGTGTGACTCATTAGAACCAAATCTTTCTGCAAGTGGTGAATTAGGATGGTTTGATGCTATCTTTTGCATAACCTCTTTCATTCCACCATCGATTTTAGTTCTATCTCCTACTCCACCAACAATATTAATTGTTGTTGGTGCTTGTTTGTATCTAGGATTTTCTTTTAGAAACTTTTCTAATTCATCATAGCTACAAAATTCTTCGTATATATCGTCTGTCTCTGTGTCTCTAATATGATAAGTTGGCATTAATCAGTACCTTCAGGCTTAACTTCATCTGTAAGTACCAATGGTTGTAACTCTTCTAATTTATCTCTTAACTTTGTATTTTCTCTTCTTAATTCTCTAACAGACGCCATTTTAGTTCGTAACTCACCATTTGTTTCTTGATGATACCTATTAAGTTCTTGTAAATTTTTTATCTCATTAATTAAATCTTCCCTTGATAACTTGTCAAAGTTTTTTATCTTAGGATGATCGTCAACTACGTAATTCTTTAAGTCCTTTGTCATACCAGATTGGAACCTCCCTATTTTTCCATGTTGCAAATTCATTTTTATAATTTATATAGTAGTTCTTATATGCCTGTATCACATCATTTGTTTTACAATCTTCTGGCATACATTGTGGTAATTCTGTTACTGGCCCATGTGGAATATTCATTGGGCATCTTTGTAACAAGAAAGATGGTTTGGCTGCACCATGTATTTTTCCGTATCTATGTTTAAACTCTCCAAGAGTTGCCATATATAAGAAAAATAATTTGTAATAATTACCTGATGTTTTTCTTACCCATATACCATCTGGGTGTTTAATGTGTGATGCTTTGTATAAGATATCTTCTCGTTCATCATCTAGTCGCCATCGTTTTGCTTTACGACCAGTCTTAGTTTCACCGATGTACTCAGTTCCATCAAGAACCCTATGAGCAGTACTCAGTAATTGAGCATACTCAATGGGCATCTTGACAATGTGTTTATCACAATGCATTTCTGCACATTCACTAGGGTTAGTGTGTAATTCAAATATATTCATTATGATTCCACTATACTAGGTTTAAGAGTTGTTGTCAACCTGTTTCTCGATAATGATTTCATTAATACCATTTTCAAGATTACTTAGAGATTGTGCCTCTTGTTCTTCTAGTTTTTTATTAACTTCTTTTTCAAGTTCTATCCAAGCCTTTTTAGACTTTAGTTTAGAATAGACCATTTGATCTTTCTTGATTCTGTTAATAATTATTTTTTGTGCCTCAGCATCTGAGTATTTTAACAAGACATATGCTGTGTATTGAGCACCGCTTGAGTGTACCTCAGTTTTTTCTGGGTAGTAACCTGCAACATCAACAGAAGCGATAACATTCTTCATTACCTTTTCTACCTCTGTAAGTGTTGTTGCGTTGATGTCATCATCTGTACCTAATCTAGTTACAAAAGATTTTGTCATCGCATCCATTTTACCATTTATTCTATCTGCTAGAACATACTTAGCATTCATTGTTGCTAAGTCAACAGATAATTGTAGATCAGGTGCAGTTGCAGCTCCAGCAGTAAAAATTATATCATCCTCTTTAGGAAGTTTTTTATACCACTTCGGTATTTCAACTATCGTCTTTTCTACCTTTTTACTTTTGTGTTCAAGTATCGCTGTTGTAGGACTCTTATGTGCCGTACAAGCAGATAAAACTAGACCACCAAGAATTAACATTGATATTAGTTTCAATTGTTTCATGATTTAAGACCCTCCAATGTCTCTATTGCTTTATCAGTTGCGCCAGAGTCGTTTAGAAAATTTAGTATGTCTGGCAACAAACCAAATTGTACTATACAGATACCAATCACGATACCTATTATAAGTTTTATCATATTACCTCAATTCATCCATTCGTTAATATATTCAGACAAAGATACTACTTGTGGTAATTCCTCTATCTGTTCTGATTGTACTATATCAGCCCCACCATTGTCAACCCCACTTTTTGTATAACAATTAAAGGAAGTTTCGGCCGATACGATATCTTTACCATCATAAACTACTACTTTTTTGACATCACAATTCTCATACGGGTCTGCCATTACGTTCATGGCATACAGTAATACTATTGCGATTGTTATAAAGATAAAGAATTTATTTGGTTGTGGTGGTTCTATCATAATATAATCTCATAATGTTAATCAATTTTTGATTTGTAATAACTTTTGGCTAGAGTTTTTTGTTTTCTATATGCCTCACGTTCCCATGGCAATTTAGAATAACTTGTATTCTTTTTAATAAATCTATTTCGCCATCTCATTTGGCCTTTCCAATATGAGTCTGTCATTTCATTACGAGCATATTGTTTTACATGCACCATTTCATGGCATACTGTTTTTACAATCTCGTCAAAGGTTAAACCTTTTTGTATTTCAATTTCAAATGTTCTATTATTATCTTGCATCAAGCAAGTACCGATAGTATTTTCTTGTTCTGGTATTTTTTTAAATAAGATAGATATATCTAAAGTTCTCATTCTTGGCATAAGTTTATTAATGCAATGCTGTGCTACACTACGAGCAACCGCATTTTGAACTTTATTTCCGTTTCTTGCTGATATATAATTCATCATTCTTGCCTCTTCTTAATTAATACTACACGATTCGTGGTGATTTGTCAATAATATTTATTTTTTCAACTTCTAATTTTATACGACTTTTTGAACCACTTTTATTATAAGTGTTGGAATATGTGGTGGTCGGTATTGTCACACTCATTCTTTATCCCTAAAATTTGTATTTAATTCTTCTAGAACATGAAAAAATTCTTTTTGAAGACCACCCCGTGAAAGCAACCTAAAAATTTGCACATTTTTTGGAAAGCATTTTCCACCATACCCATATTTTCCGTCTGGCCCTGGCACTTGAAAGTGAATATGAGCTGCCATTCTTTCATCTCTCTCCAAGCATTTTTGTAGTTCGTGATAATTATCGCCAGCAATTGCTTTTAGCATATTTGCAAAAGTAACCTTCATTGCATAAAAAGTATTTGTAGATACTTTCATCAAAGCTGCTATCTTTGGTGTTGTACGATAAAAATTATATTTGTCAAGACATTGATTAAATATTGTAACTTCATTCAATACTTCTAATTGTTTAAGTGTTCCACCTAATATATTACAAATAGGTTTTCTAGAATCTTCTAACCAAGTTCTCTCTGTTAGAAACTCTGGCCACACACCTGCCGACATAAATTCATCACCTAATAGTCTATAATCAATTGTTGATCTAATAATAACATCATGATGTTTTTCTTCTGGTATGTCTTCAAGATATGATTTTACTGTATCTGTTGGCACACATAAAAATATTAAATCAGCATCTAGATAACTTCCAATACGACCTTTACCTGGGTCATGTATAATAAGATTATCAAGATATTTTGTTTTTAAGATATTTTCTGTTGCCTGACCGACTATTCCATGTCCTACTATCGCTATTTTCATATCGTATATTCTCTCCACCAACCTTTCTTTTTCATTGTCTCATGATGAGAATTAAAAAATACAATTGGATAATTACTAAAATCTTCTATACATCGAATAGAAGAATACATATTATCATTATAAACTTCTGGTTGATAATTTATTAACCATGGGTCTACACCATCCCATGCTTTTTTATAGTTGTCTTTTAAGTCTTGTACAAAGTCTAAGTAGATATCTGATCTATCACCACTCCAACACATAACATCACTAGAACGAGTAAACCCATCTGAATAATATTCTGGTTTTGCCCACTTCTTGGTATCACACATTGTAAGTTTATCTGTGATAAATTTATTCATATCACCTTTAATTACTGTGTCAATATCAAATACCAAGTTTGTACCATTTCTAAACTTTTTAAATAAAGTTAAAATATTATACAATGGATTAGGTGCATCTTTAAAAATTTCATCCACTTCATTATATACAATAAGTTCATCATATTTTAAATTAGAATACTTACTAATCATATGTAAAAAATTATCTTCATACCATTGATCGAACTTGTCACCATATCGCATTGTGATTACTCTTAACATTATAAATCTTCCTTATCTACTAGTTGATATCCACCTTTGTTGTAAGCGATTGTTACACACTTGCCCTCTGGTAATTGTAATTGTGGATAGTATTTTTTCTTTGTTGGCCCAACTATTCTATCACTTGTAGGAATAGATGGTCTGCAAGATAAATCTGGCATTGGATATCCCTCGAAATCATTTTGTATTTCACCTGTGTCAGTATCTATACAAACTCCAAGAGACTTGATATATTTGTAGTGATCTTTTCTAATTTTTTCTAATCTCTGTTTTTTGTTCATTAGTAACTTACGTATATAACCCACACGATAGCAACAATAAACATTATCACCAAAGTATGATTGCCTAAGTTCCAAGCACTCTTACCAACTGTATGTGGATTTTTTGGGTCTATTAGTTTATTCATAATTTTAAAAATGGGCGGGTTGGCTTTGTAGCCCCATGTCCGAAGACCTGCACCCGCCCGATGAGTACCCGTTCAATACTCTCATAATATATGGGTACCCGACTCTTGCGTTTGATGATGAGAGGTTGAGAGGTCGCAAGAGTCAAACTGTTAATATTGTTTTTGTGTAACTAAAGTCAACCCACTAAAAATTACACCTGTTGTTAAGAAGACAAAGAACATAGGCCAATTTTCTTGACCCATACAATGCCCACCACAATCTTCTATTGCCCCAACGGCAAATATAAAAGATAAAATGGCAATAATTGGAAATAACATTTTCATATATACCTCTCTATTTTAAATATAAAGGACCAGTCCATCTTATAGGATAGTTACCTTCTAATACGTTTCCACGTGGCGCATTTAAAGCAGGTTTGTTATATCCAGCTGCTTTTAAAACATCACCTCTCTTGAAATGTTTATAATCTTGCATCATAACAAATCCAAATACACCTCTGTCACGGGTTACCTTGATGTATTTCTGACCTACTTTATAATCCCAATCTTTATCCCAATTATCAACTTGTTCCTTGGCATAACCAGTAAGTTCTTTGCCACCCATAGTAGACCACTTAATGTAATCTTCCTTGGCACCTGCCATCATATTAGAAACACCTTCTAAAAGTGTCTTTGCTGTCTTATTTACTATTGTCATATTAACCTCTCTATTGTTTATTCTTAATAATACCACATTAGGGGTATATTGTCAAGGGTCTTATTCGAAAAAAGCACTCTGAAAAGTGGTTGATTTTCCTACGTTTCCTACAAGTTGAATATTCCAAGATACAGATGTTCTTGTTTTGTTCCCTTTTAGAGCCGGTACCCAATGATATATCCAACTAGGAAATAGATAGATTCGGTTAGTTTTAGATGCATACTGTAAAACTGTTGCATTGTCTAGATTTGGTTGACTAGATGGTAGTATTACATTCGCTTGAACTCGTGGGTCTGCGAAGCATATACCCGAAGTGTCCTCTGCGTCTGCATACCATACACCAGACCAACTATTATTGCTGTGTGTATGTGGAGCATGATACTCACCTGGTTTCAATACGTTTGCCCACATATCAGTAATACGAATATCATCAAACTCATATCTTAGTTTATCTCTAATAATTTCTTTGTTTGCTTCAATAATGTATTCTGCAAACTGTTTAAAATTATTTGATTGATGTAGATTTGGTCTTGATTGCCAATTTGGTAAGTGGTGTTCGTATCCTAGATGTATTGAATCTAGAAGTTCCGTATGATAAGGATAAAAATTATCACATGAAAAAATATGTGTTGGAAATACTTTTTGGTGTTGTAGTCTGCCTGTACAATATGTCATTTACATAATCCATGTCATTACGCTGTATCTGTTTCCTTTGGTAACTTTTTTAACTTCATGGTCATACATGAAGTTACTAGGAAATACAATTACCGAACCTTGTTTTATTTCTGGTTTATATGATTCATCAAGCATCATAAATTCACCACCTTCGTAGGTATCATTTAAAAATAATAATGATGTTAAATGTGGATAACCATATTGTTGACCATGACTTCTATAAATGTTGTCAACATGATTTTTCATAAACCCACCCTCTGCATAATGATTTAATCTAAATGCTGTATATGCTGTAGGTGTGATACGTGGATGTAATTTTATATACTCATCAACTGCTGATCTAAATGTGTTTTTTAAAACATCATAATATTGATCTTTATCTGTAATCCAATACTCTTTCATGTCAACTTTTGCGTTGGTACCAGTATTCTCTGTATTACTAGAAAATGTTGAGGTATCCCACAAAGCATTTTGATTAAAATAAGCTATCAATGCGTTGCATGTCTCTGGTATAAGTTTATTGTGATAAACTTCTATAAAATCGCTTCTTTGATTTTTCATTATGGCAACTGTGGATTTACAAAATCATCGTTCCAATTAAATGCTTCTTTAACAACATCTTTACTTAATCCTTTATAAACTTGATGTAGTTTTTTGTCTTTAGCTGCGATAACAAGTCTAGCTTCTGACTCATGTAATCCCTCTAGCATTTGAATAAACATAGTTTCTTTTTTAACTTTAGGTGTAGTTGCATCTGCACCTTCTATGAAATGATATAGTTTCTTTGCCTCTGTTGCTAGTCTTGTATGATCTGTACCAGCAGGTGCATCGTTAGGCATAAAAGGAACATCACCAGTAGGCATTGCCCATTTTATCTTAGGGTCAAACGATGATTTAAGTACCATTCTTAAAGATGCATTATTGTGCTGTTTTAGAATATCTACTTTTTGTGCTTTTGTTTTTGCTTTATGAACCTTGTCAAGCACTTCAGAAAATAATAGTGTTGATGAACTATTATCCATAACTTGGCTCATATTGTTTTTGATTGGTTCTTTTGACATTAAAAGTCTCCTATTGAATCAGTTAACTCTTTTAATCTGTTCTCAATAAAATAAGTTAACAATTTGCTTTTGTCGCCATGTTTGGCTTCTTGAAATGTGGTTTTAATATTTGTTGATATTTCATTTGGTATACATTCTAAATCAATAAGAGTTTTGTTTCGTTCATAATTACGAATAACATTATCATTGACAATCTTACCATCGAAGTTACCATCTTTCCACGCTTCAATTTTTTTCTTACTTAAAGGTTTTTGTCTCAAACCTTCTACAAACACATCGTCATTCGACAATACATTTGGCACACCATCAGAGGCATCGCCTTTAAGAATATGTACTCGTATATAGTCATTTGGGTCTTCACCATTTACGTGTTTTTTTAGTATCGGACTATATTGAGATACGTTTGAATATTTTTGTAGTTGAATGAAATCTTTGTCACCAGATATAATCATAATTTTTTCGTTAGGATATTCCTTTACTAAAGTTGCAATAATGTCATCTGCTTCAGCACCATGCACTTCAATATGTTTGTAAGGAAAATTATCTGCAAGTTCTTGTTTAATTTTATTTAAACAATTAAATATAGACTCCCAATCTTTACCATCCTTGTCTCTACTCTTACGTCTGTTTTTCTTATAGTGAGGAAAATAATCTCTTCGCCAATAGTGTTTACTATCCCACGCCAAAACTATTTCACCATAGTCTTTTACAAACTGAGTACGATACATTCGAATAGAGTTTAAGATCATGTGGCGAACCATATTCTCATCCACCACATCTGTCTTACTCATATTCAATTGCATCATCAAACTAGCAACGCTAATCTGATTCATATCAAGAATAATCATTTATCACCTACCTAATTTTTTACTACGTCCTATTGGTAATTTAACAGCACGAGCAATTTCATTTCCTTTTTTATTTATATACTCTACATTAATGAATTTGTTAACTTTTAAATCTAATTTAGATTGTATTGATTTTACTGCTCGTTTAAATCCTAAGGCCTCTATTTTTTCGTCAAACCCAGAATCGTTATAGAAGTGATATTCTTTATTTTTTGCCATAAATGTCTTTCAATATTTTTTTTAGTGTTTTTATATCTAAGACATTATAATTAATCTCTATCCCTTTGTCAAGGGCAGAATCTATCATTATTTTATCAATAAATTCTTGTAAATCATTATTGTAACCTTTAGAAAGCATTATATAACTTTTTATACTTTCGTTAATAAATTGTAAATACTTTTGAAATACAGGTCTTTGTATATCTACTTTATTATCTGATAATGCTTGAATTAATCTTACACATATTGCTTCTGTTAATTCCTCTGCAAATACAAAATCTTGAGCTTTCTTTTCTTGCTCTGCCCAATTCTTTTGATTGGTTTTTGCTTTTCTTTTAAGAACATCAGTAAGAGACCAAGGTCCCTTAATGACATTTGATTTAATATCCTCTCTCATTAAATTGTCTTGCTCTCTCCCTTTTCCACTTTCTTATACCTGCTTCTTTTCTTAATCTTTTTTTCTCTGATGGTTTTTGATAATACTGTCTATCTTTATATTCTTGTAAATGACCAGACTCTTTAACTATTCTTTTAAATCGCCTTAATGCTTTCATTAAGTCTTCTGGTTTATCCCCACGTACAGTTACCATAAGACCTTCATCTTTAGGGAATTTTTTAAATTCTTTTTTCTTTTTTACTCCACCAAAGTTATTAAAGTTCTTAAATTGTTTTCGTGGTTTGTTTTGTTCTTGTCTCATTTAGTACCTTCCATGTTTTTTTTAAGTTCAGAGTTAGCTGCATTAAAAGCATTTATCATAAATTCATTTAAAGCTTTATCTAGTTTGTCAGTTTTGATTGTAACATTATTGTCAAACTCTTTATCCATAACAATAATCTTTTGTTGCATTTCTGCCATAGAGTCTTCTATGTCAATTAACTTTTTACATATTAATGTACCACTAACTGCAATAATAATTAGTAGTGTAGTAATTATACCAATTAAAAAGTTTCTCATTATTTCCACCATTCGTTTTCCATGTTAATAGCAACATCAACATCTGAGTCTTCTTTTGTAGTTACTTCTTTTATTTGATCGAAATAACACCAATTAGAACCACCGAATGTTACTGCACCAGTATATCCTAGATCAGTATCATATTCTTTTGCACTTAAAGATGTATCATCCTCAGCTGCAATGTCCTCTTTTCTAACTGCGATACCAATATTAATTAGTTCGCCTACTCTACCTCTGTTGTCTGTAATTATATCACCTAACTTAATTTGCATTATAACCTCCCATTAGTTGTTTGTCAATTAAATTTTTACTAATAACTTCATATAAAGTCTTTTGTTTTAAACCAGTAAAAAACTCTTTCTTTGCGAAAGCAATTCTTTCTTCTAATATTCTCAAAGATTTACTCAGTTCTTTTTTTGTTTTTATATCTATATTCATAATAACCTCTCTTACTCTTATAATTTAACAGGTTGTAGAGGTATTGTCAAGGCATAAAAATCGTTGATTTTACTGCTTTTTTGGGGGTGGTATAGTAAGGGAAGACCCCTTTAGGCCGGCTGCTCGGCGATGCTAGCGACCCGATTTTTTAGTGATTCTCTAGATTTCGGGGTTATATCCCTAATCTACGTCTTTTATGTTTATTTAAGGATGATTTGTGATATCTTTTCTTTTTTCCACCGATAGTTGTTTTCTTACCTGCCGGTTTCTCATACGCTACTGCGTTTCCGTATAATCCTTTTTTTCCCATATGAACCTATTTATATGAGATCAAAAGTACCTAATACCATACAGATCAAAATATAACACATGTAACCTAATAAACAATATCCTATTATTTTTTCGTATATACTAAACATCGGGTTTGAAGATTGTAATCAATTCTTCTTTTCCTTTGACCTTTATCTTATCTACTTCTACTGATTTAATGTTCTCTAATTGTTCTTTTGTATATGATGAATATAAAGTAGGTGTAACTTTACCATTCTCGTCTTTGTAGTTCCTAGTCTGTGCCTCTAGTCTTGCGGCCAGATTAACTGCATCTCCAATAACAGAATAGTCTAGTCTCATTTCACTACCCATATTCCCAACTATACAAGTACCAGTATTGACACCAGAACCTATATTGATATCTGGTAATCCTTTTTCCTTAAACTCTTTCTTAATTCTATCTGTCTCTTCAGCACATTCGATAGATGTCTTGACTGCCATCTCTGCGTGATTAGGACAATCCAATGGTGCGTTCCAAAATGCCATGATACAATCACCCATGTACTTGTCTATCGTTCCACCATTCTTTAATACTATCTTACTCATACGATTTAGATAATCGTTAATGACATTGACCAATCCCTCTGGGTCATCTTTGTTCTTGTAGTATTCTGATATTGGTGTGAAACCTACAATATCCATGAATAAGAAACTCATCTCTTTTCTTTCACCACCAAGTTTTAATTTACTAGGGTCTTTAACTAATATTGCTACTTGTCTAGGGTCTAGATACTTTTCAAATTGTTTTCTTATTTGTTGTTTTAATCTAAACTCTAATATAAATCTTAAAAATGTTCCATGAAAAGCAACTATCAAAAATGTTAATAACATCCATGTAACATCTACTAACAATAAGTTTTGTTTAAAAAATAAATTAGCATATACAGGTAGTGAAATACAATTAAATATTATTGCCATTGCAATCACCCAATATGGTGAATATCTAACTATAAAAATTATAGCAATACCTAATATAAATGCTATTATTAATTCAACAAGTGAATCATATCTTACAATAGTTTCACCATCTAAAACTGTCTGTAAAGTATTTGCTGATATAACATAATCGTATTTTTCACCAGTTGGTGTTGCAATCACACCACCTAATCCCTCTGCTGTTATGGCAATGATTACTGTTGTTCCAGCTGCATCTGAAAAATCATCACTAGCTGCTGATATAGTTTTAAATTCTTTGTTCCACCTTACCCATACTCTTGCGTTTGCATCTGTTTTGATTGTATCATAACCAGGCACTCTCATTGCAATAACCCCAAACTCATCTGCTTTAACTTGATAACTAGGGTCTCCTACTGCAACTCTTATTGTTTCGATTGCCATGTTAGGATAAACTTCATC